CTCGGATGCCCCTCTCTAGAACAGGTCGGATGCCTCGTCGATCACGCGTTCCACGATACGCGCGGCCTCGGCGCTTTTCGCTTCGCCGGCCGGCACGAGGGCGCGCCGCATCTGTAGCGCGCCGAACTCCGGGTGTTGCCCGGTCGTGCGGCGGCGGCGCTGCTCGACCGCGACGACGCCGGCCGCACGGACGCTGACGCCGAACGCGGCGGCGCTGCCGGCGTCGACCGGGCTGAACCGCGGCACGGCGTCGTCGCGCACCAGCTCGCCGGCCTGCCGTAGCCGCTTCCGCAACTCGCGGCGCACGACCGGGTCCGCCTGCTTCGTTGCGGCCAAGAACTCGCGCAGACCGTGCACGCGGACGCGCGTCGGCGCGTCAGCCACCGTTACGCGGTCGCGCGGCTGATCGTGCCCGACACCGGGAGCGTCACCGGGACCTCGGCAAAGTCGCCGATCTTGCCGCCGACCGGCGACCACTCGGTCAGGATCACGGTGCCGTGGTACTTCGGGTTCGTCGCGCTGATCGCGGTGCCGGCGGCGGCGACCTCGACGAGGAACGACGACCCGCCGTTGAACAGCGGCCACAGGGTCTGGTCGACCTTCGACGACGCGAAGTCGCTCGCGAGCGTCAGCACGAACTTGTCGTCGCGCAGGCCCGGCGTCCGGGTCTTGCCGGTCGCGCCCATCGTCGTTGTCTCGACGTCCTCCTGCGACGTGTCGACGGCGACCTCGCGCACGTGGTCGGACAGGTCGACCGCGTTGATTCGCACCCACGCGTTCGTCAGAACGAAGCTTGCCACTGGAAACCTCCCGGTCGAGTCATCATCGGTGCGCTCGGACTGTCACGTGCCATTCTGCGCCGAGCAGCGGCGGTCGCCCGTCGAGCTTGAACACCTCGACGCCCGTGCATTCGCGCACGAACAGGTTGTCGACGACACCGCCGAGCGTCAGGTCGGCCTCGAGCGCGGCCCGGACGCTGTAGCTGCCCGTGGATTCGAGGTAGCGGTCGAGGTTGACCTGCGCGCCCTGGTCGAGCGTGAGCGCGACGAACAGCTGAACCGTGAACGGCCATTCCTCGAGTCCGGCGCCCATCGTGGCGTGATAGTCGATTTCGCCGGCGGGCCCGCCAGGGAACACGTGCACGCACGGCGGTGTCGGCGCGGCAAGCATGTACGCGGACACCTGAAGGTCGGGGATCGCGTCGAGCGCGTCCGCGAGCCCGGCACGGATACCCGCCAGGCTGCTCACGTCAGCTCACAGGAGCGCGCAGGAACGCGTCCGAGGGTCGCGTGCGAGTGTCCGGTCACAGGAACGGTCGTGCGCGCGTGTAGGCGGCGACGACGGGCGCGACGTCCGGGTCGGTACGGGCGATCCGCATAGCGCCGGCGTCGGCGCCGAGCGTCACGATTCCGAACGGCGCTTCGCGCATCCGACGCACCGTCTTGGTCGCGATGATGAGCACGGCCGCGTACACGTCCGCGGGCACGGACGGCCACCCGAACTTGCCGGTCACGCGCACGGAGCGGCGCACGCCGGCGGGCAGGAGCAGCCCGACGCGCGGCTCGAGCGACGTGTACGGGCGGCTGTCGGAGGCAGCGTTGTACGGTGCCGCGATCACGTCCGTGTTCACGGTCCACGACTCGGTGAACGACCCGGAGCGGGCACGGTCGACGTCGACGACGGTCAGCGTGACGAGGTCGTCGATCACGAGCCTGTCGAACGACTCCGGCGTGTAGTACCTGATCTGGTTCGCGTCGTCGTCGGCGTAGTAGCGGCGGTAGGTCGCGTTGTCGAACGCCCGCGACGCGGCCGTGGCGGCGGCGGCCAGCTCGTTGTCGGCGAACGTCTGGCCGGTCAGCGCCAGCGCGGATTTCAGGTCGGCGACGGTCACGTACTCGGTGCCGGTCGGCACGGACACGGCAGACGAGTAGGTGACGACGAGGTCGACCGGGTCGAGGAACACGCCCGACCCGTCGTCGAACAGGATCGAGTACTGGCCTGCCGTCGTTGGTGCGGTCAGCGTCGCCGTGTAGATACCCGAGCCGGCCGGGTACTCGACGATCCCGGTCGTGACGCGCGCCGTGGTCGTGTTTCCGGCGCCGTCGATCACACGGACGCCGAGCGTGCCGGCGAGCCCTGTCGTCGTTTTGACAGCTACCTCGAATGATGCGCCGGGTGCGACGTTCACTGTTCCGCGAGTGTACGCGCCAGCTCGGCGAACCTTCGCGCGTTCTCGACCGTCGCGCGGTCACGATCGGCGGTCGGGGTCGACTGTCCGACGAGGTGCCGCAACCCGACGTGTACCTCGCGCAGCTCCATGCCGGCCGCGCGGGCGCGCAGGCACAGGTCGTTGTCGGAGTAGTAGGCGGGCTCGAGGTAGGCGGTGTCGAACCCGCCGAGCGCGACGAGGTCGTCGACGAGTCCGCCGACGCACCAGCCGTCGAGGTAGGGGTACGGGTGCCCGTCGACGTCGCCGTGCCGGTCGAACCTGAGTGCGGCGCCGGCGAGCACGCCCGGCCGGATCGCGTCGCACAGGCGGCGCAGCCACCCGTCGCACGCGGGGCCCGGCTCGACGTCGCTGTTCAGGAACACGACGCGGTCGGCGAAATCGTGCAGCTGCACGTACGTCAGCCCGTGGTTACACGAGCGCGTAAACCCTTGCGGCTCGAGGTGCCGCACGAGAGCACCGTCGACGGGCGGGTCGGACGCGTCGTCGACGATCACCAGGCGCGCGTTCACGTCGCCGATCACGGCCGGGTCGAGCGCGGCACGGTAGCCGGCCATCAGGTCGTGCCGGTTCCGCCACGGCGTTACGACCGCCACGGTCGGAACGGTCACAGGCGGCACCGCGGACAGTCGGGTGCGCCGCCGCATTCGCACGGGTCGCACGCGAACACGTGCGGGCCGGTGGCGAGTCGTTCGCGGACACGCTGCCCGGATGCCTGTTGAACGTGCGCGCGCCGCCGGCTGTCGGTCTCGTGCCAGTCGAGCGCGACGTACAGCACGTCCGTGACGAACGCGGGCGCCGCCACGGCCGCGAACCGCGTGTAGAGGTCGAAGTCGGGCGCGCCGTCGTACGACTCGTCCCACCCTTGCACTTGATCGAACAGGTCGGGGCGCCAGTAGACGGCGCCGCCGAGCTGGTAGTCGCCGGCGAGCGTCCGGTCGAGCGACGCCTGGTCGCCGCCACGGTAGTGCAGCGGGTTCCGTGCCACGTCGACGATCACCGTTCCGCCGATCAGCCAGCGGCGATGCGTCCCGAGCGCGTCCACGGCCACGCGGACGGCGTCGACGGTCAGCTCGTCGTCGTCAGACAGGCACGTGACGACGTCGACGTCGCGCGTGTCGAGCGCGTTGTGGCATGCCTGGAACAGCGCCGGGATCGGGGCGCCGGCCAGGCCGTGGTCGCGCACGTACACGGTCGACCTGTTCGCGGTGTCGGCGGGTATCAGGTCGAGCGCGTCACGGTCGCCGTTGTCGACGATCACGTGCACGATCGGGCCGGCGTACCTTTGCCGGCGTACCGTGTCGATCGCGCGCTCGAGCAGGTCGTGTCGGTCACGGGTCGGCGTCAGAACAGCCACGAGCGGCAGCGTGCCGCCGGCGGTCACCGGGCGCCCTTCTCGCCGACCAGGGTTTTCGAGCCGGCGTGCAGCCGGTACGTCCACTGTTCGCCGGGCACGTACGCGAACCGGGCGCCCTGGTCGAGAGCGCGCAGCCACAGGTCGTAGTCCTCCCAGCCGTTCAGGCACGCGCTCGATCCTCGCCACCCGCGCAGGTCGCGCAGCAGGTCGGATCGGATCAGCGCCGTCACGGGAATGTACGACTCGGCGCGTAACCGTTCCGGGTCGAACGGGCCCGACGGCGTCCACCCGTCGCGTCCCTCGACCCGACAGTCGGTATAGACGACGTCGACCGCGGCGAGGTCGACGCCGGTCGTGACGTGCTCGACGAACGTCGGGTGCAGCCGGTCGTCGTCGTCGAGCGGCACGATCCAGTCGCCGCGCGCCGCGAGGTGCAAACGGTTCCGAGTGTACGACGTGCCGTTCCGCTCGACGTCGACCGATATCAGGTGCTCGACGACCGGCACGGTCTGGTCGGCCACCGATCGGATCGCGGACGCGAGCAGGCCGGCGCGTGACGGTAGCGCCGGCGTGATGACAGACACGGACGGCGCGCGCGTCACGGTGCGCCCTTCGCGGCTGCGCGCCGCTGCTCACGGTTCAAGGGCGGCACGACGCGGCCGTGCTCGAGCTGGTCGAGCACGGGCAGCCAGTAGTCGCGCATCACGAGCTCGACGTCGTAGCCGGCCGCGAACGCGACCGCGGCCGCGGCCAGCTCGTCGCGGACGCTGCGCGCCTCGTAGGCGGCGCACAGCTGCTCGAACAGGCTGTCGGGTGACGGCCACAGGTAGAACGACCCTTGCGTCGGGTCGTACATCGGTTCGCCGGTCACGATCCATCCGGCGCCGCACAGCTCGGGCATCGCCGTCCAGTCCGACACGATCACCGGGGTTCCGCACGCCTGCGCCTCGACGATCGGGATTCCGAACCCCTCACCGTAGGACGGGTTCGCGAGCACGTCCATGCCGTTGTACAGGCGGGCGACGCCTTCGGCGGGGTAGCCGAGCTGGTACAGCAGCTGGTCGGACGCGCGGAGGTTCCGGTCGGGTATGCCCATGCGCTCGGACAGCGCGAGCAGGTTCAGTCCCATGTTCATGCCGGCCACGTCCGTGTGCAGGTACAGCACGGCGTCGCCGTCGACCTCGCGCACGAACCTGGCGAACGCCTGGAACACTTGCGGAAACGCCTTGCGGGGCGGCATCGTGCCCTGGTTATTCGCGACCATGCCGACGACGAACACGTCGGGCTCGACGCGCATCTCGCGGCGAATCAGCTCGTGCTCGTCGACGGGCCGGAACACGCTCGTGTCGACGCCGTGCGGCACGTACAGCGGGTCGAGCCCTTCGTCGGCGAGCATTTCGGCACCGAACCGCGACATTGCGATCGGGGTCGTGCGGCACAGCTGGAAGTGCTCGATCACGCGCGGCGGCGTCGGCGCATGATCGACCGGCGTCCACATCGCGACGCGCAGGTCGGTCAGTCGCGGCGACGTGAGACACCACGAGTCCATGAGCGCGATCACCTGAACGTCGCGGACGTCGCCGCCGGCGGCGTGATGCGCCGCCCACAGGTGCAGCAGGTCGCGCCCGAACCGGCTGACGTCGGTCGGGTAGACGTGCATGCCGTCCCACTCGAGCGTCGCACCCTCGAGCCCGTAGAACGCCGACAGCGCGACGTCGTGGCCGAGGTCGCGGATGCGGGGCGCGAACAGCGCGGTTTGCTGCCCGTACCCTGTCGGCGCCCACGGCGCGTTTGAGTGCCAGAGGACCTTCACGGCGTCGTGCGGGTCGGGCGCTTGCGCCGCTCGCCGGGTGCCGCGGTTGCCTGCTCGACGTCGACGTCGTACTGGACGTCCAGCTCGTCGAAGTACATTTCGCGGCCCGCGAGTAGCGGGTGCCCTTCACGTACGCGCGTGACGCCGGCGGTGACGACGACGTCGCTGCCGTCCAGCTCGCACACGAAAGTTTCGCGTGCGACGTAGATACGGCGACCCTGCTCCATGGTGGTTCCTTTCGGTGCTCGGATTGTGCCGCCGGCCGGCCGGTCGTGCCCCTCCGAGCGGGGAGCACGCCGGCCAGGCCGGACAGCCCTTATGCCGCAGGCCTCAGAGCGTCTTGAGGGTGCGGAACGCCTGCCACGTCAGGACCTCGGACGTGTTGCGCCAGTACGCGTAGAACCCGCGCTGCCCGCTCGGCCTGTTGTTGTTGGTCGCGAACAGGTGCGGCACCAGCTCGACGGTCATGCCGATCCGGTCGACGATCAGGAACCGCGAGAAGTCGCCGAACGTCAGGATCGACGACCCGGTCGTGACCGCCGAGGTCATGGTGGACAGCTCGTGTGCCGGCTTGCCGAGCAGGTTCGCCGGCCGGTCGAACTCGAGCTGCGTCCACAGGCTCGCGCCGCCCGACGTGTCGAACTGACGGACGCGGTCGTACTGCGCGCTGTTCGCGAGGTAGCGGGCCCGCGGCTGGAACCGCGGCGGGAGCGCCTGCCGCAGCGAGTACAGGTCGGCGACCGCGAACGTCGCCGTCGCGGCGGTCGTGACGATCGCGGTTCCGCCGACCAGGAGCCCTTCCGGGACGTTCGAGCCGTGCCCGACGCCGGTCAGGAACTTGTCGGCCTCGAGCGTGTCCTTCGCGTCGGTCAGCATCATCGTGAGCTCGGCCTGGAGCTGCGTCCAGTCCTCCCCGATCTCGATGCTGAACGGCACGAACGCCTGCGCCTTCTCGACGACCGCTGTCGGCTGTGCGATCGTCGGCGCGTCGTCGGACGCCTCGGTCGCCTCGGCGGCGTACGCGGCCGTGATGCCGGCCGAGCTGACGCCGTTCCAGGTGTTGCCGGTGATCTGCTCGACCCGTGCGATCTGGCGCAGCGGGTTCACGACGCCGTTCGAGGTCAGGAGCACGGACGGGTCGAGGGTGTACGGGACGGCGAAGCCGCCCGCGGTCGTGGTCAGGCTCATGGCACGGTGCAGGAGGTCCTGCTCGTGTGCGGACACGGGCAGCCCGACGAGGGTGCGTCCGAACGCGCGCCGGTACGCGGCCGACCCGGTCGAGAGGATCAGCGTCGCGACCTGGTCGCCGGCCTCGTCGCGTGCCAGCAGCCGCTCGACGTTCTCGCGTGCCCTGGCCTCGTCGACCTCGCCGGGGTAGCCGGTGATCGGCTCCCGGTCGACTGAGCGGCGTGCTGCCTCCCGCATCAGCTCGACGCGGTCGTTCTCCGAGCGGGCGCGGCGGCGCAGCTCGTCGAGGTCGTACAGGTTCTCCGGGACGCGGCTGCCGCCGAGCGTCACGCGGCGCGCCGACCTGGCGCGGGGCGCCTGCTCGCCGTTGCCGCCGTCGCCGTCGCCGCCGTCGTCGCCGGCCTCGCGGCCCGCGGTGCCGTTCGCGGCGATCGCGGCCAGGCGGGCGTGCCTGGTTCGCAGCTCGTCGAGGGTGTCGTTCGTCGCGTCGAGCTCCGTGTTCAGCCGGTTCCACTCGGTGCGCTGCTCGTCGTTCATCGGCTCGCCCGCGGCCTCGGCGTCCAGCTCCGCGATGCGTGCGCCCAGCTCGGCGGCTCGCGCCTCGTGCTCGGCGATCGTCACAGGTGCCATTGCTTCGTGTCCTTCCTGTTCAGGTGGTCGGGTCGGCGAGGGTGGCGCGCGGCCGGCGCTCGCGGTGCAGCATGCTCGGATCGGCGTCCGCGGTCGAGCCGGCGCGCCAGAACTTCGTCGGTCAGGGAACGAACGCCGGCGGTCGCGTCCGGGTAGGCGGGGAACGTGACGGGACCGAACTCCATCACCTTCGCCTCACGGATCGTGCGTTCGGGCAGCCTGTCCGGGTTCCCGGTCGACGCGCTGTCGGGCTGAACTATGTCCTCCCTGACGACACGGAACCGGAACGACGCGCCGTACAGGCCGGCGCGCAAACCGGGCAGCAGGTCACGAACGTACGACGTGTCGAGGAGCGGCACCTCGTAGTAGGCGCCGACGTCGTCCTCGCGCAGCACGTCGATCGGCCCGAGCGGCTTGTCGCCGACCTGCGGGTCGTGGCCGTGCTGGAACAGGACACGGATGCCGGCCCGGTTCTCGCTGAACGTCTTGCGGAACGCGCCCGGCGCGATCCGCTCGAGGAACCGCCCTTCGATCCACGAGTCGATTTCCGTCCACGTGTCGAACACGGCGAACCGGCCCGTCAGGGTCGGCAGGCCCGCGGCCTGGTCGCCGGCGTCCGGGTCGGGTGCGGCGCGCAGCTCGAACGCGGGCGCCGACCGGAACACGTTGTCGCGCGGCAGCTCGATCAGCTGTTCGGTGCTCACGCCGCCGATGGTACGCCGCCGGTCGGATCGCCCGCGGGCGCCGTGGCGCCGGGTTCCTGCAGCTGAACCGACAGCAGACCCGTGTGGACGAGCAGCCCGAGGTCGTCGGCCTCGACCGCAGCGACGACCGATCCGGGCTCGAATCCGGCGTTGACGAGCGACAGCATCGCGCCGGCCTGCGTCTGCATGATCGTCGCGCGATCCTGCAAGTCCTCCTGCAGGAACGGGATGTCGCGGTCGTCGTACCAGAGGTCGCTGCCGGCGGGCACGTCGACCAGGCGCGCGAGCGCGGCGGCGCAGGCGCGCCACATCGGCCGCATCGTGCCGTCCGCGAACCGGCGGCGGGCCTGCGAATAGTTCGAGTACGTCGCTGCCTGCAACCCTTCGGACAGGCCGACGATCACGGGCGGGACGCCGGCGGCGGCAGCGATCCGGGTTTCTCCTGCGCCCTGCGTCTGCTTGAAGTCGAGCTGTCGGAAGTCGGCGCCGACCGGGGTAACGTCGGCGCCGGCGCCCAGGAACAGCGTCCGGTACGCGTTCGTGGCGCCTTCGTGGTCGCCCTTGAACAGCTCGATCCAGTCGCCGAGCTCTTTCACGTCGTCGACGTTCGTTTTCACGACGAGGTTCGGTGTCGCGCCGTTCTCGAAGAACGCGAGCTTGTGGTCGGTCGCTGCCTTGTCGGCCATCACCTCCCTGACGACGGGCGTGATCCAGCTCATGCCGCGGAACCTGGCGTCGGGGTCGGGGTACGGTGCGAAGTGCGCGACGTCGTCGGCCAGGAACGTGACGGGGTCGGCGCCCGAATTCGGCCCGCCGGGCTGATACACGTAGCCGAGCACGGTCGCGCCGGGGTCCCACACGCCGGCTTTCCCGTCGCCGAGGGTTCCGCCGACGATCGTTACCCAATCCGGCCGGAGCACGTCGAGCTGTCCGGGCGCGACCCTCGCGACGTACGCGTTCCCGCCAAGGTCGGCGTGCTGGATCATGCGCGTCAACAGGTCGCCGGTCGTGCCGGTCGGCCAGGGCTGCTCGAGCGGCCTCAGCGCCTGCGTGCCGAACAGCTTGCCGGGCCTGCCCGTCGACGAGCGCGCCCGGAACTGGAACCGGGCTTCGCTGAACAGCAGCTGCCGGGCGGCGCAGCACGCGAACACGACGCCCGCGGACTTGTACGCGGTGCGCGCGACCGACGCGAACCCTGGCGCGATTTCGTCCTGGCGCGCGGACGGCAGGCTGTACGTCAGTGATTGGTACGTGAACGATTGCAGCATGCCGATCCACGCGTCGAACGACAGCGCGGCGGCGTCGCGCTCGACGACGGTCGGCACGATCGCGACGGGCGGGCGGCGGCGCCGCACGAGGTCGGTCAGGCCCACGCGGCGACGAGTCCTTTCGAGCGGGCGGCGGCGGCTGTCCCGAGCGCGAGCGTCGCGGCGACGAGCGGCGAAATGTCGACCGTGCTCGAGCGTCGGGCCCACGCCCACGACTCGCCGAGGGGTCGCGTTGCGGCGCCGCGGATGGCGGCGTACAGCTCGTCGGTTCCGGTGTGGCGCAGGGCGCGGTCGTTCACGCTGTCGACAATCGTTCCACACGCGTCGGCGTGCTCGCGCGCGGACAGCGCGTCGGCGGTCACGCCCGCGTTCGCTAGGCGCGCGACGAGGGCGCCGGCGGGGCCGGCGGCGTCGCACACGACCCTGGTCGGCCTGTACCGCTGTTTCAGTCGTGTCAGCTCGTCGACGATCCAGCCGGTGCCGGGCCCGTGCGCGATCACTTCGACGTGCAGCAGCCCGTCGTCGCGCCTGCCGGCCGCGGCGATCGCGGTGCGTGAGCGGTCGGGTGACACGTCGAACGCGAACACGGGCCGGCCGTGAATCGTCGACGTGTCGTCGGCGAGCTGGTTCCACAGGTCGGGGTCGATCACGTGCTCGACCGTGTCGTCGGTTGCCGGCCAGTCGCCGACGTTCAAGCGTTCGACCGCGAACGCGCGCCCGTCGAGGGCGCGCTGCTCCGCGGTCACGTGCTCGCGGCTGATTCTGACGTCGAGGGCGGGGTTCGCGGCATGCCACGCGGCGGGGTCGGCGGCGTCGGCGAGGGTAACGTCGGCGGGGTTCGCGCGGTCGAGCGACCATTCCGCGTAGAACAGGCGCGGGTCGCCCGCGATGCCGCGCTCACGAACCCTTGCGAGCACGACGCCGTCGTCGTGTATCGCCTGGTCGACCGCCGACCCGGTGTACCAGACCTGCGGGTTCGGGCGCGCGGACAGGGTCGGCAGGAGGGCGCCGTGGACGGCGGTCGGGAGAATCATCGCTTCGTCCAATACGACGAGGTCGGCGGACAGGCCGCGTCCGCCGCCGCGGGTTCGGGTGCGGAACCGGATGCGTTGTCCGCCGCGCAGCTCGATACCTTCCTCGCCGTGCGACCGCGACACGCGCTGCACGCGCTGGTCCAGCTCCGGGGTCGACTCGATCAGCTCCAGTAGCCGGCGGAACGCCTCGAGCGACGTGTCGAACAGGTGCGCCGAATGGACGATCAGTCGTTCGCCGAGCAGGAACAGCCCGGCGAGCTCGCGCGCCTCGAGCAGCGCGCCCTTTCCGTTCTGGCGCGGAACGACGACGCCGACCTCGAACGCCGCCCACGAACCGTCCGGGCGTTCGCCGAGGGCGCCGTCGAGGATCAGCTGCTGCCACGGGTCGAGGTGCAGGCCGGCGAGCGCGGCCAGCTCGACAGCTTCGGCGCCCGTCGAGCTGACGGTGTCGGCCGGCCTCGTCAGGAACCGGGGCGGCGCGCTGTTCACGACGCGCGGCGGCGCCGGTTGCGGCGCCTGGCGAGGTCGTCGAGCCTGTCCGACGTCGCCGGCGGCGGCGCCAGCTGCCGCAGCTGCTCGAGCACGCCGGCGAGCTTTCCGGCCGCGAGCGCCCGTTGCGCGACGCTGTCGTCGACGGCGTGCCGGTCGAGGTCGCGCGCCAGCTCGAGCGCGACCCGTGCGAGGGCGCCGCCGGCTAGGTGCGGGTCGCGCTCACCGATCCGTGCCAGCTCGTCGAGCACGGCACGCTCGACCGTGACGTCGGCGACGCCGGCCTGGCGGTGCCGGTCGGCGTGCTCGCGCCGCGCGGGTCGGCCAGCGGCGGTCACGCACGGCGCGCCGGCGAGGGCGCCGCAGCGCGGACAGCTCACCATCGCCGTGTGACGCGGTGCGCGTCGTGTGCGGCGGTCGCCCGGTTACAGGCGCGGTGCTCCGGGCCCGTGTAGCGGGAGCGGTCGACGTCGTCGTGGCCGAGGTCCCACGAATCACCGGGCCGGATCGGATTCCCGCAGCGGGCGCAGGTCGCGCCGCCGCGCGTCACGGCCAGGCCGACCAGACGACGCAACCGGCGGTGCGCCTGCCCGTAGCCGCGGCGCGCGCTCGACGCAAGCCTCCGTCCCACGATTCAGCCCGTCACCGCTGCCCGGCCGGCCCGAACCTTTCGCGCGCGGGGAGAGAAAAAGGG